CGCACTAGTGAACCTAACTTCGAATCACTCGAAGATACATACATGGATCTTATCAATTATGCATCCTTTGCAGTATCTTATATGCGTGGTAAGATGGAAGGCCAAGATCCCGATAGGGATATGTTTAACCGAAGATCTATCAGTAAAGATGGAAGTTTATCAGGAGTAGTAAAAAAATGAAACTAAGTGAGTTTAGAAAAAAATATGGTGAAGGTACAGACTTTGACCTTGACTATGGCAAGCTCCTCATATTAGGATTATGCATTTATATTGCAGTACAGGTGTCCTAATGAGAGTCGGTATCACAGCATCTACATTTGATTTACTTCATGCTGGTCATATTGAAATGCTAAGAGAAGCAAAAACACAATGTGATTATCTTATTTGCGCATTACAAATCGATCCGTCAGTTGACAGAAAAGAAAAGAACAAGCCGGTTCAAACAATCGTAGAAAGATACACGCAGCTAGAAGCAGTTAAATTTGTAGATGAAGTGATACCATACCTGCATGAAAATGATTTAGAAGATATATTAATGATGCGAACAATTAACGTTCGTATTCTTGGCGAAGAGTATCGCGAAAAAGAATTTACTGGTAGAGATATTTGTAAAGCTCGTGATATCGAACTTTACTTTAATAAGAGAGATCATAGGTTCTCAACAAGCGGATTAAGAAAGAGGGTAGAAGATGCACACGGCTGATATTAGAGAAATATTTGGAGAGCTACTAAATGCTCAAGAATTTACAGTAGATCGTACTGGCGTAAGAACACTTGAAATAATTGGTGCAAGTTTTATTGCTGACAAACCAAGCATTATTGGTAAACCAAACGATGACTATATCAAAGCAGAAATTGCTTGGTATGAAAATCAATCCACTAATATTAAAGACATCTATCCTGCAAAACGCAATCCACCTGAAGCTTGGGTTAAGACTGCTAATGAGCATGGTGAAATCAACTCAAACTATGGTTATCTAATCTGGTCAGAAAAATATTGTTTACAATATGAACGTGCTCTTGATGAGCTCTTATCTAATCCAGATACACGTAGAGCTTCAATGATTTATACGCGTCCATCTATCTGGCAAGAATATGGTGAACATGGTAAGAATGATTTTATCTGCACTAACTCTGTGACTTATTATGTACGTGATAAGAAGTTACATGCAGTTGTGCAAATGAGATCTAATGATGTAGTTTATGGATATAAGAATGATTGGGCATGGCAATCACATGTACAAAATAAATTGATTGAAGATTACAACCGATGTGTGTCAGAGTTTGGTGAAGAAGGATTCTTGACTCCTGGTGATATACATTGGCAAGTACAAAACTTGCATGTATACGAAAGACACTTTGAACTTCTTGAAGCATCTACATCATGATATTTGGAACTATTTGGACATTAATATTAACAGTATGTATTGGAGCTCATGATTGTAGATCACAAGACGTTATGCTTTTTAAAACAATTGAAGATTGTTTAGAAGCAAAAATAGCACATGAAGAAATGCCATGGGATGGACCATGGGACTCAGTTACTTACGAGTGTAAACCTTACAAAAGCACGGGTGTGTAAATGCTTTATTATGATAAATGGCATAAGAGATATTTAAAATTAGCACAAGAAGTTGCTAGTTGGAGTAAAGATCCAAGCGCTAAGATTGGTGCTATTGCCATTGGAGAAAAAGGTCAAGTCCTTGCACAGGGGTATAACGGATTTCCTAGAAACGTAGATGATTCGCCGGAACGTTATAATGATCGACAACTCAAATATAAGTATGTTGTTCACGCAGAACAAAACCTCATATATAATGCTACATATAATGGCGTATCTCTTGATGGTGCAGTACTCTACGTTGTAGGTCTGCCAATCTGTAGTGAATGCGCAAAGGCAATAATTCAAGTTGGTATACGACAAGTTGTTATGCCAGATCAAGAAGTGCCAGAACATTGGAGTGAATCATGGAACTTTACACAGTCTCTATTCAGGGAAAGCGGCGTGGAGTGGATGATGGTAGAGATCTAATATTCTTAGGTCTTAATCCATCAAAACTAAAAGTCAGCGTTGGACGCAACACCGCACATATAAGATTTACAGAATGGCTAGACGTATTAGGTCTTAAGTCAGCACACTTTGCTAACCTTTCACCAGATCCTGAATGGGATATGAAGTTCAAAACATTTGATCATGATGATGTAAAAACGGGTTTAGCTGAATACAATAAGATAGTAACATGGGGAGACAAGGTCAGCAATTACATAAAAAGATTAGGAATATTGAATCACTGCGTGATACCACATCCATCAGGCTTGAATAGAAAAATTAATGATCATAAATACGTAATGCACACACTTGAAAAATGTAAGGAGTATATCTATGAAAACAATTATTCTATTGGGTAGAGGCACTGAAGGTTGCGGAGTTACGCAATGTGCTATCCAAATGCAAAAAGTAACAGGAGCTACGATCCTTTCTGCTAATGATAAGAAATGGGGAAGAGCAAAGGGCTTAGATATTCAACAGCTTGAAATGTCTGTAGGAAAAGAATATGAAGCAATGGCAAAACAGATCAATCAATATGACTTGTGTATTGTGTATTCGGTTCCTTCAAAGAGCCACCCTGAAGATTGCCAAGAAAACTTTCTTAAACTTTTAGATCTCATAAATACTAGAAAAGCATTCATTAATGTGGATCATAAAGCAGCATCTATTGCACGTAATGCTAATCTTGCAGAGGTCTGTAAAAAAGTGGATGTCATTATGACACATTCTATGGAGAATGACTTTTGCAAGTTTATGAGAAAAAATAAGATCCAAACACCTCTTACTAAGATGGGTCTTGGATTTGATTATGATGGGCATAGGGCCAAGTACTGGCGACCTATCGAAGAACAGCAACACAACATGGTGCGCTGGATCGGTAGAACAGCAATGTGGAAAGGCCCTTCCCTTATGATTGATTACCATCAAGATGCTTTGATGAAAGAAGATTTTATCACAGTGCTTGAAGGTCTTGAGGCTTCTATTCAATATCCTCTTGTCTTGTATAGAGATAATAAAGAAGACAATCCCATAGATAGAAGAAAGGTTGAAAATTATTTTAGACCTGAGAAAAAATATGGAGATGTCAAGTTTACAAATGATCTGTATGGGAAAGAAGATATTCAAAAAGGAGCTTACTTGTATCCTCAATATATGAATGAGGATTGTATGCGTAGGTTAAGCTTGTCAGCATTTGGTTCTGATCTTTATCATTTGAAGGCAGAAACTTATGGCGATAATATTGAGAACTGTCATGCTGAATGTATAGCATCAGGTACAGTTCCGCTTTTCCATAAGCATTTTTGTGATAACGTTATTCACCCTGTACAGGGTAAACCAATTAGTCAATGCCAAAATAGCGGCACTCTTGGTGTTGACTACACTAATTTCGAGGAGTGCCGTCAAACAATGGTCAAACTAAAAAATGATCCATCTATGAGAGATGATTGGCGTGAAATGTCTTTTGAATTTTGGAAGCAACATTCTGATGGTAAAACAGTTGTTGAAGATATTATGGAAAAAGCTATTAACACGAAATCTAACCAACCACAAGGACTAGAGGAGTTTTTCGGATGAGAGTCTATATAACAGGAGCGGCAGGTATGATCGGATTCCATACTGCTATCAAACTAAAAGAATCCGGCCACGATGTAGTAGGCATTGATAACTATAACGATTATTATGATCCTAATCTTAAATGGGCAAGATCTGATATCTTAAAAGAGTATGATGTAGAAGTGCGTAAAGATGATATCAATCACTTGAACTGGAGAGCAATCGGTGATGATTGTGATGCAGTTATTCATCTTGCCGCTTATGCAAATCCAAGACATGCTATGGAAATGCCTGAACCATATATTCAGTCGAATATCATGGGGACTAGCAATATCCTTAAAGGTCTTGAGCAATCAAAAACGCCATGTCTTTACGCATCAAGCTCATGTGTAATGCATGGTCAACCACTTCCATGGAACGAACATGATAAAGGCGGCTATCAAAACAATCCGTATGGCTGGTCAAAATATGTTAATGAATGTCAGTTCCACCATTCCAACTTGCCAAAATCCGCGGGTCTACGTTTTTTTACTGTGTATGGTCCTTATGGTCGACCTGATATGGCGCTTTACGGTTTTACTGACAAGATAGTTGCAGGTGAAGAGATCTTAGCATTCAATAACGGTGATATGCAAAGAGACTTTACTTATGTTGATGATATTGTACAAGGCGTAGAACTTGTTTTCAACAACATGATGGACGGCCAAGAAAATCAACATGAGATCTTCAACATTGGATATGGTCAAAAGGTGCAGCTGATGGATTTCATTGCACTCATTGAAAAGAATCTTGGACGTAAAGCTGAGATCAATTATCAACCTTTCCATCCTGCTGATACACCTATCACATGGTCAGATACAACTAAGATCAAAAAGCTTGGTTACAATCCAACCACACCTATTGAAGTTGGTGTTGAAAAATTTATCAACTGGTACAAGGAATATCATAATGTCAACTAATTTAACAGTAGGAATTGTAGGGTATGGCTTCGTTGGAGGAGCCGTATCCTACGGGTTTAATACACCGGGCGTGAAACAATTTATTGCAGATCCTAAACTAGGTTCTTCACTTGACGATATCCCAAACAACGTTAATGTGATATTTGTTTGTGTACCTACACCGATGAATGAAGATTTCTCTATAGACTCTTCAATAGTTGAAAAGACAGTTGCAGAACTTTTAGAGAAAACGGAACATTGTCCTATCGTCATCAAATCAACTGTAACACCTGACAAACTTCGAAAGATCAGATCTTTAAGGGTTGTATACAATCCAGAGTTCTTAACTGAAAAGAATGCTAATGAAGATTTCATCAATCCTAAGATGCATGTCTTTGGAGGTGACAGAGGTGTAACTGCACAGCTTGAACATATCTATGATCAATATAGTTTATGTAGACCGTGCCCAATATTTCATATGACAATGACAGAAGCAAGTCTTGTTAAGTATGGAATCAACAGTTTTCTTGCAACCAAGGTTCTTTGGTTTAACCAATTCTTTGATGTGGTATCATATGAAGACGCTAACTACAACCAAATCATTACAGCGATCTCGACAGACTCGAGAATCGGAAATTCACACACACTGGTTCCTGGGTTTGACGGGAAACGTGGATTTGGCGGAGCATGTTTTCCTAAGGACACTACAGCATTTTCTTCATTCGCTCCAGAATTTACTGTTCTCAAAAAGGTCATCGAAGAGAATAATAAATACAGACGCGGATATGAAAAAGATGTAAGAGAATTGGAGCAAAACGTAAAATATGACTAGATATGCAAGTATAGTACCACTAATTGGCGGTGAAACATTCGCCATGCAGAATGTATTCGGGACACCTCCCGAGTACATTCTTTCTTATAAGGATTTCCAAGCAAATGATAAGCAACTTCTTAATTACTATAATAACGATATACCTTATCATCTCCTTGATGAGGGTCAGCGGCCTACTCGCGGGGTTGATGTTATTAATGCAGTATGTCCCTGTGCCGGCCTTTCGTCGCTTTCTACTACTTCAAGTAGCGACAGTAGTGTCAATGATTGGATGGTGCGCTCAGCTGAGTACGTACTAGAAGATCTCAGACCTGATGTGTTTTGGGGAGAGAACGCTCCGCGTCTTGCAACTAAGATGGGTGAACCTATTGTAAGAAAGATGAGAAAGCTTGCAAGAGACAATGGATATACTGTAAGCATATACAAGACAAGATCTCTTCTTCACGGTCTTAGTCAAGTAAGAGAAAGAACCTTTTATTTCTTTTGGAAAGGAGATAAGGTTCCCTTGTTTAAATACTACAAAAGACCTCATATGAGGATTGAAGATCAAATTAGATCGAGTGCTACAAACTCATTTGATCCTATGCAGCAAATGCTTGTGAAAGAAGATAAGCCTTCTGACAATCCATACTATAGATATGTTCTTGAAGAGATGGAAGATGGTATATCGCACACCGACTTTTTCAAGAAAATTTCAAAAACTGAAAACGTCTTGCATTACTTTGAAGATAATGGTGGCAAATATAATGTAATGTCTAAATGGATGGATAAGAATGGGTTTGATAAGCATGCCAAAAAAGCAGAAAGAATGCACTATAAATTAGCTGATGGTGGTAATATTATGAGAAGGACTACAATAGTTCCAAAGGATTATATTGGTGCGTTTGTAGGTCATCAACCTTATGATATGACTCATCCGGATGCTGATAGATATCTTACTGTTAGAGAATGTTTAGATATTATGAAGATGCCAAAAGACTTCCATCTTATGGGAGGCGTTAAAAATCTTAATATGATATGTCAAAACGTACCAGTAACAACTGCTATGGATATGGCATCCAATGTTAAAGACTTCTTACATGGCAAATCTGAAATGATAGAAGCAGAGTTCTTGATTCAAGATAATAAGGCAAGAACCTACCACATAGAAAAAGCACCAAACACACTAGAAGCATTTTTATAGTGTACATTTCCCACATAATGTGGTATAATAGAACAATGTAACTTAGGAGAAATATATGTCATCTATTATGGATAAGCTCAAGAAAAATTCGAAGCTTGGGCACACTGAAGTCTTGTCTGAGTCTAAATTCTTTACCGAAAAAGAAATGACTCCGACATCTGTTCCAATGGTTAATGTTGCATTGTCTGGCTCGATGGATGGAGGACTTGCACCAGGATTAACTGTACTTGCCGGTCCATCAAAACATTTTAAAACATCATTTGCATTACTTATGGCAAGCGCTTTTCTTAAAAGTAATGATGATGCAGTGATGCTATTTTATGATTCAGAGTTTGGCTCACCACAGAGCTACTTTGATATGTATGAAATAGATACGAATAGAGTTCTTCACACGCCTATTACTAATGTGGAAGAACTTAAGTTTGACTTGATCAGCCAACTCGAACAACTCGATAGAAACGATAAGGTAGTAGTTGTTATTGATTCTATTGGAAACCTAGCATCTAAAAAAGAATTAGAAGATGCTTTGTCAGAAAAGTCAGTTGCTGATATGTCAAGAGCAAAGGCATTAAAAGGTTTGTTTAGAATGACAACGCCTTATCTTACTATGAAGAACATTCCTTTGCTGGCTGTCAATCACACTTATAAAGAGATTGGTTTGTTTCCAAAAGATATTGTAGGTGGTGGAACTGGTATATACTACAGCGCTGATAATATCTGGATTGTAGGAAGACAGCAGGATAAACAAGGTGGTGAAATCAAAGGCTACCATTTTATTATTAACGTAGAAAAATCACGTTATGTACGTGAAAAATCCAAGATTCCAATTTCGGTTTCTTGGGAGGGAGGAGTTGAAAAATACTCTGGATTGCTAGATGTAGCAATGGAAGGTGGATATGTTGAAAAGCCATCTCCGGGTTGGTATCAAAAGAAAGGTACAGAAAACAAAGTAAGAGAAAAAGAAACTCTTACCGAAGATTTTTGGCAGCCTATCTTTGATGATACTAATTTCAAAGATTATGTCAAGAATAGGTACTCAATATGAGACCGCATTGGGAAGTTATGGCCGATGATGGCATGAACAAATTTCTTAAGTTCTGTATAGTTTGCTTATACGCTTACGGAGCTTATAAAGTAATAATGGAGTTTGTATGAGTATTGACATAAACCGTAAAGCTGAAGGAGTTGATTATGAACTTATTCCAGACTACGTAGATGAGCAGTCTTGGAATATAAGATTCTTAACAGGAGATTTTGTTGAGACTATTGTCAAGTTTGGCAACATAAGTGCTGATGGTAAAGCAGACGCAATCTCCTTCAACTTTACAGTAGTTGAATCACCAGATGAATCCTTAACACCTGACAATATAGAGCTACAAAATGAGTGTGGCTCTGTTCTCATGTCAGTTATTGAAGGTGCTATCGCTAAAAAAGAAATTGAAATAACAGAAAGGAAATAACTTGGATACCGCTCAAAAAATACTCATTATGGGTCTTCCCGGCTCAGGTAAAACTTGGCTTGCTGAACGACTGCAAAAAGAACTCGCATCTTCAGGTCTTGGATGTGCTTGGTTTAATGCAGATAAGATGAGAGAGATGGCTGCTGACTGGCAGTTTGACGAAAACTCTCGTGAAAGACAAGCTGAGAGAATGCATAATGTTGCAGAATTTGAGCTGAGAAAAAATAGAAATGTAATATGTGATTTTGTTTGTCCTACAGAAATGACAAGAGATATATTTGATGCAGATATTACTATCTGGATGAATACTATTTCAGAAGGTCGTTTTGAAGATACTAACAAAATGTTTCAAGAACCAGATGATGCAAATGTTATTGTTACAAAATTCATTGAAGAGGACGATGTAAAAGAAATGGCAGACTGCATAAAAGAAGATTGTTGGATAGAAGGAGATGGATTTTATGAGCAAGAACTTTGATTGGGAAAAGCCTACAGTCCAAATGCTAGGCAGATGGCAACCTTGGCATGATGGGCACCAAGAACTTTTTAAACGTATTCATGCTATCACCGGTCAGGTGTGTATCATGGTTAGAAAAGTTCCGGCTGCTACTGAAGCAAATGAAAGAGTGCCTGGGCAAGATGATAATCCCTTTGGTATTGAGGAAGTTAAGAACGCAATACAAGAAGGATTAGCAAAAGATTCCTTTACAATCGATGAAGACTATGTTATAATGGAAGTACCAAACATTGTTGACATCAGTTATGGTCGAGGTGTTGGTTATACTTTCACTGAGCATGATCTTGGAAAAGAGATACACGAAATCAGTGCAACTAATATACGTAATCAAATGAGGAAAGAAGGTAAACTTGCAGACAAATCTTGAACAAGTAGTATTACGCCATATACTTACTGATGAACAGTACATGCGTGCTGTTCTCCCTTACATTAAACCGGACTACTTTGAAGGTATATACAGAATCCTTTTCAAAGAGGCTGGTAAATTTGTTGCAAAATATAATAAGCTTCCTAATGCAGAAGCATTTAAAATACAACTTGATGAAACCGAAAGCTTAAGTGAAGAGCAATATAAGCTTGCTATTGATATACTTCCGAATCTGTTTTCTGAAGAAGAAGTAAACTCACAATGGTTAAATGATTCAACTGAAAAGTGGTGTCAGGATCGTGCATTGCATAACGCAATCATGGAATCGATTACAATCATAGAAGGGAAGCATGCACAACTGACTAAGAATGCTTTACCTGATATATTATCAAAAGCTTTAAGTGTTTCATTTGATAATAACATTGGTCACGATTATACAGAAAATGCTGATCAACGTTTTGAGTTCTATCATCAAGAAGAAAACAAGATCCCATTTGATCTTGATTATTTCAATAAAATTACAGATGGTGGCTTGCCAAATAAGACTTTAAATATTTGTCTTGCTGGAACCGGTGTAGGTAAATCTTTGTTTATGTGTCATGTTGCAGCAAGTTGTCTAGTGCAAGGCAGAAACGTGTTGTACATTACAATGGAAATGGCAGAAGAAAGAATTGCTGAACGTATTGATGCTAATCTTCTTAATGTTCCTATTGATCAACTTGATAAGATGTCTAAAGACATGTTTACAACTAAAGTTGGTCAGCTTGCAAAAGATACAGCCGGAAAACTTATCATTAAGGAATATCCTACTGGCTCAGCACACTCTGGTCATTTTAGAGCATTACTTAATGAGCTTAAACTTAAAAAGAGTTTTGTTCCTGAGATCATTTTTATTGATTATCTCAATATATGTGCATCATCAAGAATGAAATCTCTAGGAGGAGCAATCAATTCATACACTTACATTAAAGCAATTGCTGAAGAGTTACGTGGTCTTGCGGTCGAGTTCGACGTACCGATCTTCTCTGCAACGCAAACGAATCGTCAAGGTTATTCTAATTCGGATGTTGGGCTTGAAGACACATCCGAATCTTTTGGATTACCCGCTACCGCGGATCTGATGTTTGCTATAGTTTCAACCGAAGAGCTTGAACAGATGAGTCAGCTTATGGTAAAACAATTAAAGAATAGATATAATGATCCAGTAAAATATAAGAGATTTATGATCGGTGTCGATCGTAGTAAAATGCGTCTTTATGATATTGAAGAAGCGAAGCAAGAGCAGTTGGTTGACGATACACCAGTGTTTGATTCAAAGAAAGACGTGCCAGATAAATTTAAGGACTTTAAACTATGACAATTGCAGTGTATGACTTACCTGAATATGAAGAACACATTAAATATATAAGAAAATCCTATGTAGAATCCGGTGGCTTACTTTATGGATGGAAATCAAATGGAAATCTTCCATTTGATCAAGGTCACTGGAATCGCCAAGTCATGCGGCGCAGTAGGCATTACAAATATGATGCATCAGAACTTCCTCACTTTTCAGATCCAGCTATTGTAGAGTTATGGAATGCTCTTAATGAGCAACTTGGAGGTAGAGCTCTTGTCAGGTGTTACATAAATGGATACACTTATGGGACTGACGGGTACGTGCATACAGACGATCATCCAACTGCTCATATTGAAGATGGGCAGTCTGAAACTATTATTGTATATCTAAACGACAAATGGAATATTAATTGGGGTGGAGAGACTATTCTTCTTGATGGAGAACAAGAAATCGTAAAAGCAGTTATACCTAAGAAGAATAGAGCTTTTGTTTTTGACTCACATCTCTTACATGCAGCAAGACCTTTAACAAGAGCCTGTTCTGAATTAAGATCTATCATTGTATTTAAGACAGCAAATAAAGAGCTTTTTGATAATCCAGCAGTAAAATGGCTTATTGATAATACAAATCAAGAACACACTGGAAGAACGTTGTTCCAACATCTTTGGTTTACTTGTAGAATTCTTGAAGAGAATGGATTTCCTAAAGAAGTATGCGGTGCTGGATTATTTCATTCTGTTTATGGAACCACTGAGTGGAAGTCAATAACTACAGAAGATAGAGAAAAGGTAAGAGGATTTATTGAAAGAAGAGGTGAAGAGCTTGTTTGGGAGTTTCACAAGCTTTCAAGAGATAGATTCAAAGATGTAATGGAAGGTGACTATTCACAATATGATCCAGAATTCAAGCAAGACCTTATGGCAATATGCTGGGCAAATGCACTTGAACAGAATCCAGTAGGACCAAATGCTCACATGCACCAATGTTGGGAACCGTATTTACAAGGAGTAGATTTCTCTCGTCAAAGGTATCTAATCTTATAAATAAAACTACCATGTTAGAACAGAGTGCAAAACTAATAAGCTACTCGCAACCTGTAGACATAGAAGGAGTAGAAAATGCTCAGGATCTCGTCGCGTATACAGCCCGTGTATCCAACCCATCGAACCAAGCCAACAAGAAAACGGCGCCAAGACTTTTGTCATATCTCGCAAAAGAAAAACACTGGTCTCCGTTCGAAATGGTATCAGCTTGCCTTGAGATCGTAACTACGCGAGATATCGCGAGACAGATCTTAAGACACCGAAGCTTTTCCTTTCAGGAGTTCAGCCAAAGATATGCTAAGCAAGAAGGTAAGAGCGTGGTAAGAGAGACACGTATGCAAGATACAACTAACAGGCAAAATTCTATAGAGGTCGAAAACGATCCAAGTATTCAGTTGAACTTGAAGCAACAAGAAATAGTTACTGAATGGCGTAGAAAACAACATGGTATTATTAACCGATCACAAGAAGTTTATGATTGGGCAATAGAAAACGGCATTGCTAAAGAGCAAGCAAGAGCCGTCCTACCTGAAGGCAACACGCAAAGCACATTATACATGAATGGAACATTAAGGTCATGGATTCATTATATCGATCTTCGGTCTGGGAATGGGACTCAGAAGGAGCATCGGGACATCGCGGTAAAGTGCGCTGATGCATTGAGCGAAGCCTTTCCAATGGTAAAAGAGTTTTTGCAAAAAAACTAGTTTACAAACCTCTCCCTTTATGGTATAATAATATATGTTTAGAAAAATAGTATTTGTTACAATGTTTTCATTATTTGCATTGTGCTTTCAACAAGCGCAAGGTATGGACAGTAAGCTTCCGAAAGGAGACAATCTTACTTTTCATAATATTGAAAGCATTGAATGTTTAGCCTTGAATATCTATTTCGAGGCTCGAACGGAGTCGGTAGCAGGACAAGCTGCAGTGGCAGATGTCGTCATGAATAGAGTCATGGACGAAAGATGGCCAAACACAGTTTGCAGTGTTATCAAACAAGGACCCATCAGTAAATGGTGGAAAGAAAAACATGGCAAGGAAATTCCTATCAGAAACAGATGTCAGTTCAGCTGGTTCTGCGATGGTAAGAGTGACAAGCCTAAAAATCAAGACGCTTGGATAAAAGCGCGTGACATCGCCTATAGTTTGTTAGTGTATAACAAATATAGAGGCCTAACTGAAGGAGCAACACATTATCATGCAGACTATGTCAACCCCAAATGGAGTAAACATTACACTATCGTCGGCAGTATCGGAAGACACATCTACTACCGCGCCGATTAGTTACGAGAGCTACGATTATAATCAGCCAGATTTATTTGATGCTGCTTATAATAAAATTACAGTAAGCTGTGGAAAAAAATATAAGTTTAATGAAGATAAGCTTATAAAGGAATTTAAGAAACATGTTGACTCTACTTATGATAGTCACTATTCGAAAGAAAAATTTCAGGCCACTGAGTTCATTATTGACGGTGGCCATGGGACTGGCTTTTGTATAGGTAACATATTGAAGTATGCTCAACGCTACGGAAAAAAAGGAGACAAGAAAGAACAACGTAGAGATCTTATGAAGATTCTACATTATGCTCTTATTCAGCTTCATGTGCATGACGAAGAGTATAAATAGAGTTACGGTGTCGAAGCAATTCGAACGTTATACAGGACGCCGGGGCAGTACCGGCCGCCTCCACCATAATAAGTCTTGAGGTAATGATGGACGAAGTGATACTTTGGGAATTTAGAAAAAGATGTGTTGAGTATATTTGCATAAATAATTATTCAATATATCATGCAAGACTTATTATGATGGGGGCGAAATAGGATCGACTGGTGATCAATAGGAAAGTGGAGCCGTCCCGCGGAAGCTGGGTTAACGCAACAAACTAAGTAATTGCAGACAACGACAATTACACACCTGCTCAGTTCGCACTTGCTGCTTAATTGAGCTGCGCTCGGAGAGAGCGTGGAAACAGAATCTCTCCACTTTAACTTAGGGAGTAAATATGAAAAAATTATTGTTAATCTTACCATTCGTATTGTTTACAGCATGCGGAACAAGTTATGTTACAAGCGATGGTAAAAGACTTATTGAAAACAGTGCAATCGGATGTCTCGCTGGTGAGGTATTCTTTAAGGATTGCGCAGCAGGTGCGGCCGTTGCAGGTACAGCAACCATTATATCGGATCAGAAAAAATGAGGCAGTTTGTCTTTGATTCATGGAACAGCGTAATGGATCATAATATGAATCCATTGCGCCATATCCCCGATGTTCATGTAAGACACATGATCATGCAAGTGTTGGCTTTCATGTGGGCGGCTGTTTTTGCATTTACCACGAGTGATGTGATAATGAATTTTGCTATAAGTTCTATTGCACACACTGTAATAATTGCTGCAATCGTAATTACTGTTGCAACATTTAAAGTAGCAAAGTCAAATCCTAGTTTCTTTCTTAAGAGAGATTATCACACTCCTAGCAGAGCAAGAACTATATACATAGATGGTAAGAGGTATAATGACCCTTATGGAGGCGAGCACGAGTAATGTTTAAAACTTTAGATCCAATCCCATGGAATATAAGAAAAGAAGTACAACAAGACTTCTTAACTACGCCTGTTACAGATGATGATAAGCAATATACCCATGACACAGAATGGGGTCGATATAAAGTTTACAAAAAAGAATCTAAGGTACAATTCTTGAGAGATCGTATACAAGAATTTGTGCCGAAGTGGAAAATTATGGGAGGAGCGGTTTTCTCTACATTTTATCCTATGGCAATATCAGCCGATGGATCTTCTAAAACTGTAGATCTTAATAAAGTCGAAGGAAGAGATAATCATAACAGAAACAAAGATGGAAGAGTAGAAGATGCAAGATTCAATCCATCAATTGGAATGTACATCAAGAAGAAACCTGCTGATACACATCAGACGCTGTATATCCCTTTGCTAGTGACTGGAACAGATGTTAACCTATACATTTTGAAACAAAGAAACTGGAATATTGATGCGCGTACATATGAAAAGAAAATTGGTACCACTGATAACGTAGGTGACTTTAGCCTAGATGTTGTTGATTATAATGATTCACTAGTAAAAGCGTGCAATCATGTTAAAAAGACTTGCTTTTACAAATTAGTCAAAGGAACTAGTGTTGAGCTCAAAGAGCTTACTCCTTTAATGTTTAACTCGAGCTATTTACATGTAACTAATAATTGGTCATCTACCTGCACATCTTTGATGGTGTTAAAGGTTTTTATGACAAAGGGAGAAGACTACAGCATGTTAATATCAAACTCGGCAAACGCCTTTTCCGCAAATGCTATATAATGAATATGTTCCAGAAAAAAACCCCTTCAGTCTTCTAGTTGCAGACTTAACTCATAAATGCAATATGGAGTGTGCAAACTGCTACATTCCGAATAGAGACGTTCCGGATATGGACGTTCAAAAATTATACGCCTTTCTTAAAAAACTTCCAAAAAGAATAATTGTAAGACTCATTGGGGCAGAGCCTACGATGAGAACTGACCTATGTGATATAATTAGAAATGTTAAGAAGCACGGTCATAATGTAAGTCTAACAACAAATGGATTAAAACTTTCTTCATCAGGCTACGTCTTAAAATTAAAAGAAGCGGGTTTAAGAATGGTTTTGATTTCTATGAATGGAGCAGATCGTCCATCTGCATACGAGATACTTGATGGAAAAGAAGTATATTGCAATATGAAGATCAAAGCATTGAGGAACTGTATGAACATGAACATGATTATCAATACAGGAACTATCATTGCTAAGAACGCAAATGAAGATGCAATGATGAGACAGATATCATTGTTCAGAGATGTGGCTAAAAGTGTTAGTTACAAACCGAAAGTAAAACCTATCCTAAGATTTAAAAGTGTAGGTGCCATTGGAAGATATATGGAAAACTCTACATATGAACTCGGTGAATTAAGAAATATGATTCCATCATGGTTTCAAAAAGTAGAGAAAGGTTCTCCTAATCACGCAACACTTTGTGACTTGTACGAGACAGATGATATGTACTTAAGACTTATAGATTGGGAGGTAGATGAAGAAGGTGTACCAGATTCTGGAAATGAATTAAGAGGAAGAATAACTCCAGATTGGAAATGCGCACCTTTCTTTGAGCACGTTAAAGTAAACGAAGGAGGATACTAGTGGAATTTACATATAAAGCAATTGACCTAGGAATTACGTCAGAAGAAATTAATTCAATGCTTCAGGAAGTCGAAAGTGTTGATGAAGAATGGAGAGGCAACTCATATAGAGGATGTGCAGGTTTACCTGTGTTTGGAGATCTTGTAGAAGAAGGCGATAGGTTTAAAGGAAAAACTGGAAAGCTTGACTGGACACCCGCTGGTAAGCAATGTCCAACAATACAGAAAGTGTATAATGAAAAGATAAGACCTATCCTTGATCAAGATGCAAGAATCAATATTCTTAAAACTTATGCAGGAAATACTTTACATGAACATATTGATTGCCAAGAAAAAGAAATAGGAACAGACCAACATAAGTTAAGAGTCGTGTTGCAAGGTGAGATAGATAAGTTATATTTTAGAAACTTTGAAGGTGACAAGTGGTATGTGCCAAAAGAATATCATACATATGTTATGGATGGAGGACATCTTCACGCATTAGAAGAAAGTGAAGAGACTAAAATTACCATGTGTATAGGTGCACCATGGAGAGGTGAGAGAACTGCTAAATATCAAGAAGTACTAGATAACAGTTCATATGAAATGAAAGTCCCATATCCAGACATAAACGATAAACATATTGACCCAAGGTTTAAATGATAAGAACTAAAACTTATGCAATATCAAATAATCCTGAAGCAATACGTGAAGCACATAGATATCTTTCAACAGTATTAAGTAAAGAAGAGGTTGAACAGTATTTAAAGTATGTAGGAAGATGGATAGCAATTTCTTTTTGGATGGGGAATCCACAGAAGTATCACCATCGTATCGTAGGATTTGCTGCAGCAGAATATTACATGAACGGAGCGAGACTTATGACTCGAATGTTTAAAGGAAAAGAGATAAGGCACAACTCAAAAGTTAGTATGCAACAGGACACATACGATATTGTACATGATCAATATAAGATTGCTAAGTCATTAAACGTAGATTATGTTTTCATGTCGAGAGAAAAGAATCCTAAATCTTTTATAAATTATAAGGACCAGCTAGATTTTATAGATTGGAAAATCGAAGAAGGCAGGTATCTCACAGGACACGGAGAAACCTTTAGATCTAGTTGGCAATACATTATGTGGAGTCCAGTTGCTGCTGGAGCTCAACTAGATTTGAAAGCGATTAGTAAGGAGGAATTTAATGAAACTTTCGCCAATTAAAGTAGGATATAAAGCCGAAGACGTAGACTTTTATTCTAAAAAAGACGCGCATGAAATAAGAGACATGATTGCGTGGAGTAGATTAGTCATTGTAAAAAATGAAAAAGCAGTACCAGCAGAAGCTCTTGTAAATTTTTATAAGAATATCGGAGATGTCGTAGAACAAAGCAAAGACGTTGTAGGATCAGGTGTCGATGGTTTTCAAGAAATAGTAAGAGTAAGAAGAAATGGGCTATTCACCGGTGATGAGGACGGAGAACTTGAATGGCACTGTGCAGGTATGAATAGAAATGGTGCAGAAAATATTGTGGCCATGTATATGAGCATCTTTAATGCAAAAGCCAACACTTGGTTTAGTGATGGAAAAAGAGCATACGAAGATTTCCCTGATAAAGAGCTTGTAGATGAGGCCATAAGCAAAACGGTAAACTATCCAGAAAAAATGTTAGTTGGAAATACACACTATAAGAATGTATTTGCAGATGAAAAGACATACAAGTCTTTCATTGATATTGATGGTGTTCCGGCTCATACAAAACAAACTAGTCGTAAGAAACTTGTTACAGAACATCCTTTTACAAAGAAGAAAGGATTTCACTTTCCGTGGTCTGTGATAAGAGGATTTCTTGGAATGGATAGAAAACAAAGTCACGCGTTATATTATAATTTGAAAGAGCATTGCATGGGTGATAAGTACACTTATGAACATGTATGGGATCCTTACGATATTGCGTTAAGTGATCAGGAACATAGTCTACATAGGAGAGATGCATATGAAGGTGATCGTGAATTATGGAGATCTGGGATCTGGTATAGATCTGAAAGAGCTGCTGCGTGATTTCGGCCTAGTTCATATAACTAACGCTGAACTCGATATTGTAGAGTTCAGTGAAATGGCAAAAAAATTAGGTCTTCCTTTGAAGACTGAAAAGCACACTGTCAATCAATTCGTTCAGATGGTAAGCACTGATGGACTGTTTGAAGATAAAGAAGTTGATTGGCATAATGACTGGAGTTATGGACGTGGAAATTACTATGGGACTATATTATATAATGTAAAGGGAGGAGAGTTGGCTAACACATATTTTTGTGATATGACTAAAGCTCCAAGAGAATTGAAACAAAAGTACAGAGGGAGGATTGGAGAATACTTTCCTCCTGAAAGTCTTCAAGAAAAATGCTTCACTGAAAAGCAAATAAAAATCCTAAAAAAAATGAAAGTAAGAAGACCATTCATACAGAAGTGGAATGGTAGAGAACTTTTATACTGTAGCCTTGGGACCATCAATGAGGACTTTCCAGATATTCGTGAGTTTGCAGAGCAAAACTCTCATGAGCACTGGTGGAAAACAGGTGACATTCTTATATGGGATAATATGAGAATGATGCACAAGCGAGATAGTTTTAAAGGAGAGCGAACTTTATGGCGAGTTCAGTTCACTATATAAACGAAACAATATATCATAAAAAGGAAAAAGATGGCAGTCAGCAGTGGATCATCGTTCTTAGGCGAGACAAAAAGAAAAATTGAAGTGGACCTGTTTAAAAACTTTAAATATTTACCTTGGGCTTTAAGAGGAACAAACCCTCCTCCCTGGCCTATACGTATTATAGCCGGCCCCTGTCAACACGAGTCATTTGTTGATAGTTTAGAAATAGCAGAAAAATGTAAAGAGATTGTCGAAGACGTTGGCGGCAATTATATATTCAAAGCGAGCTTTGATAAAGCAAATAGATCTCATGGCGATTCTAAAAGAGGCATAGGTATTGATAAGACTCTAGAAGATTTTGCTAAGATGAAAGATCATATGGGACATCTTCAGATATTGACAGATGTACATGAACAATGGCAGATTGATTTGATAGAAAGACAATGGCATGATGTCATAGACGTTTATCAGATACCTGCATTCTTATGTAGACAAACCGATCTTATACAAACGGCAATTGCCACAGGTAAGAGCGTTAATATTAAAAAGGGTCAGTTCATGGCACCTTGGGATGTTGATGGAATCTTATCTAAAGTAACACCGGGCGATGACGTCTGGATAACAGAAAGGGGAACAACTCATGGCTACAACAACTTGGTGGTTGACTTCACTGGCATTCTCTATATGCTGG